AATAGCTTGTTCATTGACAGCTGTTATAGCATTAGTAGTAAAATCAATATCCATGTATTTAGAATTAGGTCTATTTACTTGAGCATCATTTTGAATTACTAAATATTCTGGGTTGGAAATTTGAGATTCAAATATAGTAAAATTTTCTATGCTAGCACTATATCCATTACTTCCTAATCCTGTAAACATATAAAAATATGTTTGAGGTAAAATTCCTTGAATTTGTGCTTGATTTACTGTTACACTACCTGAGTTTCCTCCTAAATTATCACCAGGAATAGAAGCTGTAAAAGCTGTTGTTCCATCAATATTCAATAATTGTAGAGTTGTTCCTCCTGAAGGAGAACCCCAACGTTTTGCTGTAAAACTTATATAATAAACGTTATCAAAATTAAAATCATAAACGTTATTAGTAAAAGTCATACTTTGATCAGATACAGTAGGAGTATTTGCATAAAAAGTTCCTGTAGAATATACTTGATTAATATCTATTGTATAATCATTAAAATCACCATTTTCAACAACTAAATTTGTTCCCTCTAATTCACCATTAAAATCGTAATAATTAGTTAAAATTTCTGTTACTGAGCCTGTTAATGAAGGAGTAGCAGTTTCAAAAGCTGGTAAGTGGTAAATTTGTATATTTGAAAGAGATGCTGTTTGAGCAGAACCTGTATCATTATCATTAAAAATAGTTATATATTGAGTAGAAAAATTAGCATTAAAATTAACCGTTGTATTTAAATCACTACCACTAGAAATAGTAAATACAGATTCAGATATTCTTCCTGAGAATGAAGATGGAACTGTAGCTGAATTATAAACTTTTAATGTAGCTGCTGATCCTCCTGAACTTGATATATTAAATGTTACATTGTATACCCCTGATTGGGAAAGTTGATAGGTGATACTATTTCCAAAAGGGATATTATAATTTGAAGGATTTAATGCTAAATAATAATCATCAGGAAGTGAACCTCCATCAGAACCTATAGTATTACCTATTACTATAGATCCTGTAATTATTTGGTTTTCTACAATATAAGGAACATTAGTAGAACCACTACCTACAAAAGCAATAGAAGCAGATGGGCTAACTTGAGGTGTTCTATATCTATTTCTTTCTAATAATGTTTGTTTAATTATTATACCCGATGCTAAACCCGTTCTAGCAGGTACCCAATCAGCAAACATTTTAAATAATGAATTATCAAAAAATTGAATTAATCTTATATAACTCCACTCTTGATAATTAGAAATATATTTTTGAAAGTATGAATCTCTTATAGCATCTAAAGCAGGATAAGTATCTAAAGAAGAAGATTGAAATCTAGGATCTCCAATTACATCTCCTAAATTAAAATATCCTATTTGAGAATTTATATCTTCATTTATTTCATTCTGTGGTGAGAAACCAATTTCAACATAATCAATATCTCTAGTATAACTAGAACTTATTTGTGGGAATTGTTGAATTGAAACAAAGGGAGATAATACATCAGCATTAGGAATATTTGAATTACTACTACTATAAGGTAAAACAATATTTTGTTGTTTTATTTTTTGAGAAATAGCATTTTGAATACCTGCAGGTACTTGGTCAAAATAAAATACTTCTGTATTAGGAATATATACTCCTGAACTTGTATAAAAATTACTATTAGAAACAAATGAGGAAGTAGTAACCCAAGAACCTGTTACTTTAGGATGAACAGAAATAGAGGCTGTATATAATTCGCCTCCTAAAGTTGCTCTAAATGCTAAATATTCACTTAATTCTGAAGAATAGGGATTCATTACATAAGCATCAAAATTACTTTCAGAAATAGGTAATGTATAATATCTTATTTCTTGTAATGAACCTGTAAATATTTTACCCGTTACTGAGGAAGATATACCAAAATAAGATATAGTACTATTATTCCAAGAAGTAGCAGCAGATGTTACAGAAGATGAAGCTTGAAAACTTATAACATTTCCGTCTTCACCTTTATAATTTTTATTTTTAGCGTATAAAGTATAAACGTTACTATTTTTATTTATTAAAACAGACCACCAACCTTCATTATAAAAAGGTAAATAAATACTTGCTGTATTACTTGGTGTAGCAGGGTCCGGAGCAAAATCTAATTTAGCATATTGGTAATAAGGATCTATAATAGAACCTGAATATGAACCGCTTGTATATCCTGAACCAGTATATTTAAGAATTAAACTTACATTTTGATCTGTTTGCCATAAACTTTGTGTAGCAACACTAGCTGTGTTTTGGGGTAAAACATCTGTTCTAAATCTAAATTCTACGGATTGAGGATTATCACTTGTAGCTCCCCAAGCAGAATTTAATACAAATGAAGAACTAATATAAGAAGATCCACTTGTATAAAAAGCATAATTATATTCATCTTGCCAATTATCAAAAGAATTTACATTTCTATCTTTGCCTCCAAACTCATTAATTCTTAAAATAGTAGCATCAACTCCAAAAGTTGTAATTAAATCACGTACTCCAGCAACAGAACCTTTTTTCTTAAATAATAAAGGAATATTGTGGTAAATACGTTTATATGTTTCTTTATTTATATCATCTGTAGGGTATAAAGAAGATGTTGATGAAGCAGTAACGTATGTTGTTATATATTCTAAACCAGAACCTGTTGGTACAGGGTATTGGGTTGTTGTAAATGGTAAATTATATAAACTACCTGATGGGGTAATACCAATTAAAGCTTGATAAAGATCATTTGATGAAAAATTATTTTGATATATTTTTACACCCATATCCCTTAATATATCAGCAACTAAATCTTTAGATACACCATAATTTAATCTGTTATCAGCATTATATTTGTTAGTAACATCTTGTAAATATACAAATATACTATCAAAACTTTGTCCAATCATTTCAACAAATAACACAAAATCATAGTTGTCAGAATCATCTGAAATATATGATGGAATTGCTAGAGTTAAAGCATTATTATTTTCAAGATCATATTCTTCGGCTACTAAAGATTGAGATATAAACCAATCTGAACCACTTGTTGATGTTGTTGAATAATTTGTATAGGGTGGTGTATTACCTGTTTTAGGCCAAGCTGTAGAAGCAGAGGTATAATATAAATAATATTCGTAGGGATCAAAAGTAGTAATTATTTCATCTATTTTTGCCTGCCATATTATATTACTAGAAGAAACATAATAAGATCCACTTGAAGGGCTACTAGAAAAACTAGCACTATAAGTATATTGTTCTAATAGTTGTAACTTATAATAAAAATTTTCAAGTCTAGTTTGAGCAGATGAAAAATGAATAAAATTACTATAATTAGAATAATCTATATTAATTGATAATCCTTTTTGAGCTAATAAATTATTTAATTGATATTGTAAACTTCCGGTTCCTTGAGAATATGAGGACGTAGTAGTTGTTAAATTAGTATAATTAGTATAATCTGTAGAGTTGTTTATTTCATCACTAACATTTAAATTATAATTAGGACCTGCTATATAAACATTATCATCTATAGTATTAAAAGTAGGAGTAATAGAAATATTATATGCTAAAGAATTAGCTATTTGTTCTACTACCCAACATTGACTTTTTAATATAAATTGATCTGGTAAAGGTTCATATAATTTAATTAAAATTGTTGGGTTTGTAGTATCAGTATTATCTAATAATAAGTTATTAGCTATTACTAATTGATTATTTCCAAAATTTAAACAAAAATCTATATATTGAAGTGGTGAAGATTGTATTTCCTGAATAAAGGATGTTGTTGTAGTTACAACTTCAAAATCTAATATGTCAGTAGTATCTAATCTAAGTTCTGTTCTATCAGAACTAATTTCAGATATAAAATAAGTTTTAAATGGGTTTGATGATAATCTTCTTCTTAAAAAGTTATATAAAGTATTATATGATCCTTGGTCATAACCATAAGCTGTTAGATCTTTTAAAGGATCTATAGAAACTTGATTATCTATTAATTTATATCCAGGATATCCATTTATATTTTCTATTAATGTATTTCCATTTATGTCATAAACATAATACTCAATATAATCAGTTTCAGGATTAAATGAAATTTCTACTTCTTGAGCTTGGATTAAGGATAAATCCTCAGAATTATATTCCTGAAATTCAAAATTTGCTGGGGAAATAGGAATTATGTTAATTGTTTCGTTCATTTATTATACTTTTAAACTTCCTGAAAGTAATTGTTGTTGTAAATCTAGGTTTTCTTGTCTTAATTGTGTAATTTCATCAATTAAAGCTTGAACAGTAGTATCAGTTATAGCAGATGTTCCTATATAATCTGTACTTGTTTTTATAAGGTATTCATGAGATTCGGATTCTCCAAATTTAGGAATAGAAAAAAATAATTCTTGGTAATTTTGAAAAAACTCAGCTACTGAAATTGTTGGAGCAACAATAGAACTAGTAGGAGATATTACTCCTAATTGAGTAAAAGAAGTATCAATTACTTTTTCGTATTGATTTTTATCATATATTTGTTTAAATAAAGTTATAACAGCCATTATCCATTTATTACTTTAAAATAATATTGATCATCAAAAACAATAGTTGAACCATTGATTGTACTTTGAATTAAAATAGCATAATACCTTTCAGGTTGGAGGAAATTCATATATAAATCAAAATAACTTGAAGTTGCATCAGCACTTAATTTAGTATAAGTATAATCAAAATCAACTATATATTCATTAGTTTCTAAATCTTTTAAAGCCCAATATGAAGCAGTAGGTAAATAATAATTATTTAAATAAACAGAAGAAGTTTGCCATATTTGAACAGGATATTCTGGTCGAGCATTTATTCTAAATCTATTAATACTTTCACTATAAAACACACCAGGATTTTGAGCTAAAGTAATAGTAGCTGGAAGTGTATTTAAAATTGTTTGGGTATTATTAGAACCAGTATTAAACGAAAAATCATTCCAACTAATTTGTAAAGCTGGAGGATAAATTGTGTTTGTATCGACTGAAAAATACTTTAATTCTGGTTGGTAGTTTTTATTGTCTACAAACTCTAAACGCTGTTTTAAAATAAATCCATAATTATCTATTATAGTAGTAGGAATAGTACCTGAACTAGTTGTCCATGCTTTAACAGTATTTGTTACATCTAAGTTAATATCTTTATTTGTTCGGTAGGAAAATGTAACAGAAGATGTATATTGAGATCCTGTATACCAAACTCCACCCCCAGCAGGAACGGATGAAGTATATGATGATGTTGCTCCTTGAGGAGGATTAGAGGTTCGCCACACTGTGCTACCTGAATATCCTGCCCATATCCAACTACAACCATCTGTTGAAATAGGTTCATCTAAATAACGTCCTGTTCCCATATCCCAATATTGAGCTAAAGGAAAACAATCAACAGAAGTAGTTACTGCTAAACCTGTAGCAGTAGCAATAAAACATTGTAATTTAGCATTCCAACTTCCTGTAGAGGTTGTAGATCCTGAATTAAATAATGATTGAGGAATTAAATCAATAGCAGCGGCTAAATCTTCATTAGCAAATTGAATTAAAAATCTACTTGTTTGAGGATTAGGATCTGAATATGCAAAAACAGTTTCTGTTGCTTCTACAATTTCATCTAACCCTGTATTCATATTAGGAAATAAAGAATATAAGGTAGCGTCTTTTTCGGGGAATATTTTTAGTACTGCCATTTTATTATAAATTTACTACCCTTCCTTGAATATCTGTATTTGGATATTTAACTTCAAAAATACTAGGATCTAAAGAAGGATATATTGTATTATTTTGAGTTGCTGCTGGAATAGAGTATGCGTATTTAGAATATCCTAAATTTTCACCTACTAAATTATTAATGGTTATATTTTGTACTGTTTGGACACCTTCAATAGCATCTAATAAAATATAAAGATTTCTTAATACAATAGGTTGATTAATTGCCCATTTATCAATAGCAAAATAATCTTGTAAAGCTAAAATACATTTAGATAATACTTCATTACTATTATAATTAGGTAATATAATAATACTAAAATTAACTCCTATATTAATAATAAAAGCATCTTTAATATTAACAGAATCATTAACCATTCTGTATTGAGATAAGTATGTAGTTAAATTCTGTTTTAAGGCAGTGGATGCTGTGGTTAAACGATTACTTACGTTATATGACAACACATACAAGTCTAATACGGATTGAGATTCACCTGCTGATATTGATTGTGCTTTGGTAGGTTCAATATATGCTTTAGACACTACACCATATCTAGCAGGCATAGATAATGCTCTAACTAAATAATCATCTTGAGTTACATTTCGTAATTGAGAAGCAAAATTAGCAGAAGAATTTTGTCTAATTTCTTCTATTGAATCTCCATCCCCTCCCCCATCAGCAGCTGTTGGATTAGTTGTTCCTAAAGTGTTAAATATAGTATTAGCGGTTCCTGGGAATAGGTTAGTGTTTAAGAATCTAGCAGTTCCAGTAAATACAGTTAATGAATTAGCAGGAACATTAGATACTGCTCCCCCACCTGTTAAATATCGAACCACTAATGTGGTATTAGAAGGTGCTATACCATATGTTTTAGTAAATAAAAAGTTTTCAGGTGAATATGCTGTTGTTAATTTATCTTGTTCAAAAGGTAAACCAATACCTACATTATTAGGATTAGGAATAATACTTTCATCAGTATCGTTTGCTGTTCCCGCACCAAATTGAATTTGTAAAGAACCTGAATCTAAAAATCTTGTTACAAATCTACGTTGGATTTTTTCTAATTTTAAAATATAAGGAGTATCTCCTGAGTATTGTGATAAATTAGGATCATTAGTATTAGTATTTTTTATAGAATCAAATACCATTTCTTGGCCTAAATAATCTACTTCATACCATTTATCTCCCGAACCTGAGTCTATAATATCTAAAATCCCAACAATTTTATCAGCATTGATTTCAACAGTTGAATACTGAATAGGAGCTCCAAATTGAAATTCTGTAGTTTCAATAGTAGCCGAAATAGCTTTTCTTATTTTCTTTAAAAGAAATTTTGTTGGGGTTGTTCCTGAAATTTCATATACTGTAACTTCAGTAGGATCTCCAGAACTTGATACTGAAAAGTCAACAGGATCTTCAATTAAAAACGGAATTTTGTTTGTTGTGTTTTGGGTAACAGTTGAATTAGGTTCAACATATAAAGCATAACTAAAATCGGGAACATAAGTTGAACCAGATAATATTGATGGAACCTGTTGATAAAAATTTATATAAGTAGTAGCTACTTGAGTTACATTTGGTTTATAACCGAACATATAAGCTAATTCATACAAATTGTTTGTTTGACGAGCATATTGTAAATATGTTTCTTGTAATTGATTATCCAAATAAAAAGCTAAAACATCCCCTACATAAGCTGCCATCTCCATAAACATCATTCCTGGTGATGCTGGACTAAAGTCATTATAAGTTGTTGGGAAATAGGTTCTAGCGTAATCAATAAGACTAGCTCTTAATTCAGTAAAATCTTTATTGATGTATGATATGTTTCTTCTAATAGCCATTATGTAAATTGAATTTCAATTGCGTCATTTATACCTGTGTTTTGTATGCTGTATGTAAGGTTAATTGTAACTTCATTATTATCTTCATTTGGAATAATAGTAAATTCTTCTACTACTACATTAGGAAAATAAAGAGCTAATGAATTTTCAATATTTGTTTGTAATCCTTCTAAATTTCCTTCTGATATTTGTTCAAAAACGAATGAACGTAAATTTCCACCAAATAAAGGATTTAAATATCTTTCTGGTTGGTTGGTTAGAAAAAAGTTAATTAGATTATATTTAATAGATTCTTGAGTTGTATATGTAGTTCTAAAAACAGCCGGAGCATTAAAAGGTAAAGCAACTCCCACACCAACACTTGGTTTGGTATCTAAAGGGAATATTCTTTTAGCTCCAAATGCCATTATTTACCACCCATTAAAGCCATAATTTGATCTAATCCTACATTGCCTTCAGGTAAAGTACCATTAATAGCATCTACAGGACCTTGAGGTTGAAAATCTCCAGCATATGCTGTGGTTGCTGCTCCTCCACCTTGCATTTCTCCTAAAATACCTCCAAACATAGCTTGTCTTTCTGCTGGGGTTAATTTTTTAGGAGATTCAAGATGTGGTTGAGCATAAGTGTCTCTAATTGACTCCGTAACAATTGTCTTAGGGGCACGAACAGCTTCCAATAGAATATCTTTTAATTCTTCTTGAATAGCTTCCTTTACTGCCTCTTTAATAATTTTTTTAAAATCTGATGGTTTCATTGTTTATAAATATTGATAGTTCGGTTTGTATTAAAACAATACCTTGTTGATTTTTACCAAGTGCTCTTCTACGTGTTACAGTTGATGTATAAGGAACCTCCTCTATTTCAATAATAAAACCACTATATGTTGTTTGATTTATTGTTTGTTGAGCTTGTAATTGTGCATCAGCTATTGATTGAACTGATGTTGCAATTGGAGGTAATGCGTTATTAGGGTCACAATTCTGTAGTATTATATCTATTGATTTTAAAGCTTCTACTGCAGTTAATATATAACTACCAACAATGGATAGAATTAAAGCTGATCCTGATAGTATTGATTGATATTTAGATAGTTTTGAATTACCATATTGATCAAAAGTAATTTTTCTAATTAACGTTTGAGCATCATTTAATAAAGTTGTTATAATACTTGGTGTAGGTAAAGCATTAGCAGGTGGTAATTTTAAAGCTAATGAGGTAGCTATAGATGCTACATCAGTAGTAGTAATTAATGACAAAGCGGTATTTAAGAAAAAAGATAATCCAGTAATAGATGTACTTAAAATTTCAATTTTATTTCCTATATTATTTAATTGATTAACTATTAAATCTCGTTGCTGTCTTAAAGCTAATAATTCAATAGGAGTAGGACATACCCCACTACTTTGATAAGTAATAACATAATTATCAATTAATTTATTAATTGAAGGTTGTATAATTGTATTTACTTGACTTCCTAAAATATAAATTAGTTGTGGGAGTTTTGTTGCTCCTTTAGCTTTAAGATTATCTGGGGTTGATTGTTCAATAGCTGTAGCATCAACTGTTTTTTGGCTTGCTGATTTAGCTTTTGCCTCAGTAATAGCTGCTTCTTCTTGGCGTTGTTGTTCTATGTCTAAAGGTAAAGCCATTATACAGTATAATTATATTTAGATTTTAAAGTTTCTAAATTTGCTTGTAATGCTTGTAAAGAAGTATTTACTTGAGCCGCTGCTACATTTAATTGAACTAAAGGAGTACCTGGTGGTGTTGAAACTGCTGATGAACAAATAGTCATAAACCCAGATAAATTAGAAATTAATTGATTTAATAAATTAATAGTTTGATTACCTAATAATAAAGGTTCAGTAGCATTTTTAGAACCAATATATGTGTTTGTTGATTGAATTACTGTAGTGGGAGCATCAATATTAACACTTTCAACGGCATTTAAATTTATGGATTTATTTGAACTTAATAATATATGGTCATTAAATGAATTGAATACTAATCTTCCAGAATTTATTATAATTTGGTTTCCTGTATATTCGGAGGGTAATGTTGGTGGATTAGTTTTATAACTTACATATGAATTACTAGCAGCATTTAAAGGTATTTTTTGAGTAGATCCAAAATAAATAGATCCTAAATCTTTATTTATATCTTCAGTAATATGTTTCCACCCATTTCCAGGATTAATACCTTGACCATTTCTTATTATCATTATTGGATCACCATCAGTGCCTGTAGATGACCAATCATTAGGTCTATTTTTTACTGTTGAACCAAATCTAATACTATTTCCCCATCTTCCTTCGTATATTACATCACCTTCAAAAGGTAATAATGGGTTGATTGTATCTCTTTCTTTAAATGTTTCTCCAAAGTAAATTTCAGTTGGTTGATCTGTTACTACTCTAGGACTTCCTAAAGTGGTTTGTAAATAACTTTTTTGTTGAGTTTGGCTTAAATTACCTTCAGCATATGGAAGAGCATTATGGTGAGGATGATTCCAAAGACTTAAAGCATTTAAATAATATATAGATTTACTTGCTGTTGTTGCTTTAATCCCAATATCTGGTTGTCTTACTATTACTACTAATTCATTTACTAATGGGTAATTTTTTACGTTTGGAAATAAAGGTTTTGCTGTTAATCTATTATTAGCTGTAGAAGATGTTGAAACATCTCCAGGAGTTGCTTTATAATCAATAAATTCAATATTACCAATAGCACTAGCATCATCTCCATCTAAAATAACATTAATTACCCTTCCAGTACTAATTATATTTTCTTGTTTAAGAGCATTATTAATACTAAAGTTATTTTTTGTATTAAAATTTTTATTTAAAGCACCAAATCCGTAAGCCATTACTTATCTCCTTTTAACTCGTTCATAGCAGCAAGTAACTGCTCTTTTTCCTCATCGGAAATTGTTAATGCTCCTTCAGATGTAGTAGTAGCCATAGCACGTTGAGCTAAAGCAGCCATCTTAATTAATATATCATCATTTTTAACACTTATTTCCATATATTCTTTAATT